CGCGTCGAGGGAGTAGCCATCTGGGAGTTTCCAGTCAGCGTACTTCTCAGGCGCGCCGAGAGGAGTTTCAACCTTCGGGAGATCTGTCGTCAAGGCTGTCGCCAATCCAGACCCAAGTGCGGTTGCAGGCTCAGGCGGAGTCTCAATCGGTTGAATTGGTTCATCAGCCATCGCACTTCTCCAATCCTAACATCTTTATAAGATCAATCTTTTGTTCTTTGTAACCATTAAGGCACTGCCAAATCCGTCCTCGTCGCCGTTTGTGCATATGATGGACGACAAGTCGCATTACCATTCTAGCATTCTCTCCGTGCACAACGCAACGATACGTATCGTTCCACCTGTCTTTATGAGATTTATCATTATGAGCAACGTAAGGTCTCTTGCCAATGATTTTCGTCAGAATAGAGGCACAAGTCTCAATAGCATCCTCGTCAGTTGTCTCCACTGCCATTCTTTGAGTTCGATCAAAAGTAAAGGAGCCCTCTCCTTCAAGGAAGCCTACAATCCAACCAAGCTCGTAATCACTCAATCTCACCGAGCCCGATCCATCGTCCTGCTTCATCATAGTTCCTTTCATCATCAATATCATGCCTATCGAGCGTTGGCTCAACCTTCGAATGTTCCGACATCATTTGAATATAATATTCTGGACACGCGCGCATGATATCTGCCAGCAGGCGGAGACCAACGTTCCTGCGTCCCTCATTGTAGGCCATGACATATGGGTTCGGGTCAAAGCTCGTGTGGAATATGGTACAAAAGTCCAAGTAATAGTGCATCCAAGCTCGGCCGCCAGGGGCAGCCATGAGAGATTGGATGACTGCGTCGTCTTGCGCCTGACGGGCCTTGAAGGCCTTCGCTTCACGCCGGCGATGCCGCTCTTCCGCTGGGTCGAGGAATTCATCATTCACCTGAGGCTTCCCAAGCTTTTATCTCAGCTTGTAACATTTCCTTTGGATTATCAAGGTCAGCTAAGTTCTTGTCGATGCAAACCTCGGTGCCATTAGCGGTATAGCCAACGTAGGCTTCGTACTCAATGCCATTGGCGTCCTTGACAATCTTAACCTCCAGCTTCAAGGATTCATTCATGCTATAATCCTATGTGCCCACTGTGGGATCTTACGAGGATACTTGTTAGATGGACGAACGTAGCCTCGGGCCTTCCGACGGTGGTAGTAGGCTCGGTTGTAGGCCCGAACGGCGTCAGCAGGAGGAGTGCGAGCCACTGCTGACGCCGCCCCTCGAACTCCATCGGTGGGGATGGAGGAGATCATGCAGCCACTCCCGTTAGCTTCTGAAAGGCATTCTGGCCGCCGCCTACGTCGATCTGCGACGCGTCCAGGCCGGCTTTAGCGAGCCCGGGTGCGGCTTCAGTGGCTTGCTGCTGGGCTTGCGCTTTCTGGCGCGCCTGCCGAAGTTGGGCTACCGCCTCCTCCGGCTTGACCAGCCGCGGGTCGTTATTCATCAGGAAGTTGTAGCGCTCGATCGCGTAGTCGACATCGACCTTATCCGCAAAGGCCGGATCCATCGGGACTAGGGCTTCGACGAAGCGGAGGAGGCCCTCGATCCCGGAGGTCTGGGCGGCTTGCTGCGCGAGGGAGAGCATCGAGATGTACTGGATAGAGAGCTCTTGACCGGCGAGTTCTGCAGGGGCGGGTGGGAGGAGGTTTCCGCGGGCGCAGATTCCGAAGACTCGGTCGACGGCTTTCGAGAGAAGCTCCAGCTGCAAGCGATGGATGACTGGGCCCAGCATGACTAGGGATTCGGCCTTGCGGACGTTGATCTCTTGGGCTGTCACGTTCGAGCGCGTCTGGTACTGCGAGATAGTCTGGAAGAGGTCGTTGTAGAAGGTCTGCTTGGTGCGATTGCGGATTAGTTCCAGGTTCTCGTTCATCGCCTGGAGCTCGATCTTATGCGTGTAGATGCTCCGCATTCCGCCGCCTGTCGAGGAGAGCAGCCCAGCGATGTAGGTTATCCCTCCAGGGATCAGTGCCGCAGGCTGATTCTTCATCTGGAGATCGGCTTGGAGCGGAGGATTGACTTGCTTGTCTATGCCTTGGGCCTGTCGGCGGACTTGGAGTTGGAGTTGTTTGCAATCCGGAAGAGCATCCATTGCAGGGGATCGTCCGTATGCATCATTCGCCACTGTATCCCACCGAGGAGTGATATGAGGAGCTTCGTAGAACCCACGCTTCTCAAGAAGACCTGGTGCGAAGCTACTTCCACCCTGCGGAGAAGCGGACCCGCCCCATTCCCAATAAACTTCGCGGTACTTGAAGTGAGACGGGATGGAGTACTTTCGCGCTTCGTAATTCGGCTCGATTGCATGGGCGACGATGACCTCGCGGGTTAGGCCGGAGCCTTGGTTGCGATAAAGCGACGCCACGCTTGCGCTAACGTTCTCGATTCCCCACCGCTCCACAACTTGCTGTACAGTGTAGGTGAATTCACGATAGAAGACATCGACCATGTTGAGTTGAGCGTTGACGTCGGCGTAGAACTCTCCAAAGCAGGGGTTGACGCAGTTGATGACATTGCGGAAATCCTCATAGATGATCATCGAGGCGGTGCCGAAGATTACAAGGTCGAAATAAAGGATGGCGAGGGCTTGGTAGAAGTTCGATTCTTGAAAGATGCGGAAGAGGATCTCCTCGACCTGTCGAAGGTAGATGGCGATAGCCGAGGTTTTGGTGGAGTCTATTCGACCAAAGGCGAGGCGGAACCACGGGGCGGTGGGGTTAGAGATTCCGTACATGATGCCTGCGGCGAGGTTTCGTGCAGCAATGGTAGGGGTGGAATCCAAGATGTGCTGGTTGATAGGACTGCCGCGGCCCATTTGGTTTGGAGTGATGAGCCATTTGTATCGACGTGGAAGGAAAAAGTCCGCGAGTTCTCGTGCATGTACCCACCATGAATAGCGGTTGATCCGCAGGCCAAGGAGGCGTCCTTCGAGATGACGACGGAGGGCAAGCTCGGGCTCGGAAGGGATGCGGAGCCCGAGGGACTTGGCTTGCTCGATAGTGAAGACGTTAGCGCTTGCGGCCACGAGGGCGTCCTATATCACCAAGGCCCAAATCGCGAGATAGTCCTGTTCGTGACCCTCCATACTTCGGCAATTTAGGTCCAGTACCTAGGATATCATCCACTTTGGCTATTAGTTCTCGCGCCGCGAGGCTTCCGGGGTCATTCACTTCCTCTCTTCGATCTTCGACATTCTCAGAAGGAGCAACGCCAGTTGCCTCCAAGCGCTGGCTGAAAGGAGCCTCTCCGCGGAACCGCTCGTCGAAGGTTGGGATGCGGCCGTGCTCGTGCATCACGGCTAGAGCCATCAGGAGGTCGGTCTCCGTTGGCTTAGAGCCAGTAATGGGGGCGATGTTAGAATCAGGCACGCGGAGCGGCATTACCAAATCTTTCCTCCGAGAGGGGATTGTTCCTTCCGGGCAGGGTCCTCGTCAGCAAAGGCCCGACCGGACTTGAAAGGAAGCGGCTGGGAGCCTTCGGCAAGGCGCTTGTGCCACGCAGTTGCGGTGCGGATGCCTTCGTTGTAGATCTTCAGGGCTTGCTCTTCGGATTTAGGGGAGGAGGTCATTGGCCTAGAAGGGTCTTCTGCCCAGTGTTGTTCGGATTGCCCGTACCCAGGATCGTGCCTCCGAAGCCCCGGGAAGGGTTTACCTGTGCGCCGAAGCGTGCGCCAGCGGCGTTCACTTGTCCAGGGAATTGTGGCGGGTTCGGCGGGGGAGGAGGCGGAGGAGGGACAGGAGGAGTGGGAGTGGAGATCATAGAAGATCTCCTAGGCCGCCCAAGACGAGAATGGATTTTCTCGCTTGGGCTCTAGGTGCGGAAGATAGCGTGGTGGTTGCACGGACCATGCTTGGTCTCCGACGAGGGCTCATGCCCTACCTCCGCGTCGGGTTACTGGATTCTGGCGTGCGCGACGGAGGCTTCGCGCCAAAATCCTTCGCTCAGCGGGGTTAAGCCTCTCAGGTGGCTTCCTGCGCTCACGAGCGAACAGCTTTGCAAAGTGCCGATCGAACGCCCCAGGATCAGCGACCTCTGCGAGATAGAAGCTAGCGGCAGCGCCAAAGGCTTGGTGTGCATATTCTTCGAGAATCATGCTGCCTCCAAGGGGTTGTAGTCTCCCTTAAGGATATCGTACGGATGATAGTTACCGTGCTCTTGCGGAATATCCATCGGGAATCCGCCAAAGCGGACAGGCTTCTCCTCGAGCGGAAAGGCAAAAGTCGTAGCGAGTGCGTCCACGTCATCCGGGGAAGGCTTGCCCTCTCGCATCATGACCTCTTTCGAGGTTAGGATGATTTCGTCCTTCGGATTGAAGGTGTAGGTTATGGAAAGGAGTTGGCGACGCAATTCAGGGTCATTAGGCAAAGCCCCAGTGCGGATCCACGATCGGAGCCCGCCATACATTTCCGCGCGCTTGTTCGCATAGGCTTCGCCTTGGGTGTCCCATTCGGAGAAGCGGGAGGGCTTCCCACCGAATTGAACCTCTTGGCAATGGAGTTGCAGATGGCGCACTTGGTCTACGACTCCACCGCCTACGCCGCCTCCGTCGATGAAGATTCCGTCGGCGCGGAGGGAGCGGGAGGTTTCAAGGACCTTCTGCGCGAGATCCACCGTCGAAATACCTTGGAATCGTCGTCGTGGAAGGCTTCGCGCATCTCGTCCACGTCGGGGAAAGATAACGGAGAAGTTAGAGCCAAATCGGGCCACGTCGACTCCAAGCGCAAGCGCTCCGAATGGCTCGACTTCACGGGCCATCGCTGCATCAATTTCGTCAACATTGAAAAACTCCAAGTCTCCCACGGAGGGGAACTGGCCTAGTATGCGGATCTTCGCGAAATCGGAATCGATCCCGCGCTCGCGAATCCACGAATTGATCTCCTCCTTGTTCGTGAAGGAGACCTCGCGGGAGTCGATGTTCGCCGTCCACCAGCCGGACGCGGGGGAGAAGCATTCGCGAAACCGCCCGGTGGATCGCGTGGGGTTCCCGTAGACGGCCCAGATGATCTCGGTGTCTTTGTCTGTCAGGGCTCCTTGCGCCACCTCCCAGATTATATCAGGAATGGCCGAGGCTTCGTCGAAGAGAAGGAGGAGCCGCTTGCCCTGGTTGTGGAGGCCCTGGAAGGACTCGGTGTTCCGCTCGGACCAAGGGACCATGTCGATGCGCCAATCGCGCTCGAGGTC